TCGTTACGCTAAGAAGATGATCAGACCAGAATTCTACGGAAGAGTATTCGTTGCAGATTTAGCAACTGTATAGTCTAGTATATATTCTAAACAATAAAGAGAGGCCTTAGGGCCTCTTTTTTTTTTGTAATTAACTTTATTTTTCCGATATTTATATATAACAATAAAACTGTTATTATATGCCTTCAAAACATCATACAGACGTAGTATTTGTACCAAAAAGAAGACCAAAAAAACCAATTAAGTTCAACGTTCAATTAAACGAAGAACAAAAACAAGCAAAAGCTTTAATATTAGATAATCCGATAACCATGCTTAAAGGTATGGCAGGATCTGGTAAAACGTTAGTAGCTACTCAAGTAGCTTTAGATTTACTATTTACCAAACAGGTAGATAAAATTATAATCACTAGACCAACTGTGTCTAAAGAAGATATAGGATTCCTACCAGGAGATATAAGAGAAAAGATGGATCCTTGGTTAGCACCAATCTACCATAACTTATACATGTTATACAATAAAGATAAAGTAGACAAAGAACTAGAAAACGGCAACATAGAGATAGTACCTTTTGCATTTATGAGAGGAAGAACGTTTGTAGATTCCTTTGTTATAGTAGACGAAGCTCAAAATGTAACTCACAATCAAATGGAGACTGTTATTGGAAGATTAGGTAAAGGATCTAAGATGGTAATTTGCGGAGATATGGCTCAAATAGATTTAAAAGATAGAAGAGAGACAGGGTTTAGTTTTTTAGCTAGACTAGAAGAAAACGTAGAGGGATTTAAAACAGCTTCTTTAGAACAAAACCATAGACATGCTATCGTAAGCCCTATACTAGAAGTATATAAAACATTCAGAGATTAATTGCTATTTATATATAAACTAAAATAAATGGCGAATATTTCAATATGGGACGGCACAGCAGTATTTGGACCAGGCATGACTCCATTTGGATTCTACGATTCAGATACAGACTTTGCCTTAGATGCTGTTAAAGCTGCAAAATTCTGTGGAACAAGACTCGGGTTTCCACTTATGGATGTAGAACTCCAATCAGGCTCTTTCTTTGCATGCTTTGAAGAAGCAGTCTCAACTTACGGTAATGAAGTATTTCAATATAAGATTAGAGAGAATTACCTTTCATTAGAAGGATCTTCTACAGGAAGCAGCGCTAACAATCAATTAATTAATCCAACCTTAGACAGAATTGTAAATATAAGTCAAAACTACGGTACAGAAGCAGAAGTAGGAGGGTTTGTAACAAGATATACAGGCTCACTAGCACTTACATCATCAGTGCAGAGGTACAACTTAGATGAATGGGCAACTTCTCAAGGAATAGAAGGAGGTATTGAGATAAGAAAAGTATTTTACGAAGCACCACCTGCTATACAGAGGTATTTTGACCCGTATGCAGGAACAGGAACAGGAGTACAGTCACTAATGGATGCTTTTGACTTCGGATCATATAGTCCAGGAGTTAACTTCTTATTGATGCCAGCCTCTTTTGATGTTTTAAAAATACAAGGTATAGAATTCAACGACCAGATAAGAAGATCAGCATACTCTTTTCAAATAGTTAACAACGAACTAACAATATTTCCGGTACCGAAAAGGGGAAGTAATTTAAGATTTGAATATTACAAAGTAACAGATAAGAAATCAGCAAGTTTTTCTGATGGTTCAACTTTAATTACTAATGTTGGAGAAGTTCCTTACGATAATCCAAGTTACTTACAGATCAACAGTGTAGGAAGACAGTGGATATTTAGGTATACATTAGCATTAGCAAAAGAACTCCTTGCATATGTAAGAGGTAAGTATCAAACAGTACCTGTACCAGGTTCTGAAGCTACATTAAATCAAGCAGACTTATTAGCTGATGCTAGATCAGAAAAAGAAGCGTTACTAACTAATTTAAGAGATATGTTAGACCAAACATCTCGTAGCTCACAATTAGAACGTAGAGCAAATGAATCAGAAAACATCGGAAAAACTTTAAATAGCGTTCCAATGACAATATATATAGGATAATGAAACTAAAAGACATACTAACAGAAATACAATTCTCGATATACCAAGCAATGGTAAGGATCGGACATGCAGATAGTATAACAGTGCAGGATGTAGGTGAAATGTTAAGAGCAATGCCAGGAGTATTAACAGTAAGTCAAGTATCTCATGATGGAGATAATAATACTGCTGTAATGAAAGTAAAGCTGCTAACAACAAAACCACCATCAGAAGCTTTTTTAGCCTTCAAAAACACATCAATTAAAAGAATACCTGAAGTAAGAAAGGTAGAAGTTGCGGAAAAGACAATAGAAAAGAAGAAATAATATATGCTTTTTGGATCTAACAGAGATTTTAACCTTTTAGTAGGGATAAACAGGGAATTGCTTAAAGATATAATAGAACAAGAAATAGGCTATTATAAACTATCTTTAAACGATACTCAAGCAAATATATACGGGGAATCTTTAGAAAAAGTGTTTTTAAACCCAGTAAAACTTAATTGTTTGATTACAAGAGGCGACCAAGTAATAGATGTAGATGAATTTGGACCTGATTTAGGTAGAGAAGCCTCTTTTGCATTTTTAAGAGAGGATTTAGTAGATGCTAATACTGTTCCTGAAGTAGGAGATATAGTATTATGGCATGAAGACTATTACGAAGTAGATACAGTTAGAGAGAACCAGTTATTTTTAGGTAGAGATAAGAGCTACAACATAGAATCATATGGATCTAACTTCGGTTCATCGGTATCTATAATAGTAGACTGTCATTTAACAAGAGGAGATAGAGTAGGAATAACTAAAGTACGTTAAGATGGCAGAGAAAAGAAAAATAACACCTAAAAGACAGTCTAAACTGTCTCAAGATTCTATAGAAACTTATAACAATGCTTCTAAACAGCCTACTCCCGATGATTTAAAGAAAAATAGAGGTTACCAAAGATCTGTTAAAGGAGATGATGTAAAACAGTTCTCTATCGGACTTAGAGACATAGATCAAACGATAGTATACTACTTTAATAACGTCATAAAACCATCTGTATTACAAAATAGTAAAAGAGTACCTGTTCCAATACTATACGGTTCACCAGAAAGATGGGCAGCAGTACAAAAAGACGGTTTTTACAGAGATAAAAACGGTAAGATACAGACTCCGTTAATAATGTTTAAAAGAGAGTCAATAGAGAAGAATAGAAATCTAGGGAACAAACTAGACGCTAACAATCCTAATAACTTTGGCATTTTTCAGAAAAAATTCTCTAGAAAAAATGTTTACGATAGGTTTTCTGCATTAAATAATAGAGAACCGGTAAAAGAGCTTTACGGAGTCATAATACCTGATTACGTTAATATAGTATACTCCTGTATAGTATTTACGGAATATATAGAACAGATGAATAAAATAATAGAGTCTATAAATTTTGCATCTGATGCGTATTGGGGAGATCCTGAAAGATTTAACTTCAGAGCTATGATCGATACATACACAACAACAACAGAACTAAACAAAGGACAAGATAGAACAGTAAAAACCGCATTTAATATTAATTTAATGGGACATATAGTACCTGATACTATTAATACTACTATTGCTAATATGGATAAGTTTTATTCAAAATCAGCTATTAAATTTTCATATGAAACAACAGGTTCTATAGATAGATTAGTGTAATTTAAAGAGAAGTTAAGCGAGATGGCATTAAATCGTAGGACAACATATAAAAGATTACTTATAAGTGGGTCTGACGCTGAACTTAAAACTCTTCTACTGTCTAACCTACAGACTGGAGTATCAGGAAGTAACTTAGTAATTGATGCTGATGGAAATGTAGGTATAGGAGGAAGCTCTTCTGGCTCTATAAGCGGTAGTGATTATACTGAGTGGGCTACCTATACCGGTACTAGAGCAGGCAGTGATTTAGATTTAATTTTAGGCGACTATGATGATAGCGGTAATGGAACTAAGATTAATGTAAATGATGCATTAAATAAAGTAAGATTAGAAGGTTCATCTGAAATAACAGGAAGCCTTGTAGTAAAATCAGAATCATCAATAGAAGATTCCTTTTTAATCAAATCTGGTAGCACAGAAAGTTTAAAAGTAAACAACGAAGGTATTACACAATTTTTTGCTTATGAAAATAACTATGTTCCAACTGTAGTACTAGGAGGAATATACTTTACTTCGAGCTCTATATGGGTAGGTTTACAATAATCTAGATATTTATTAATATATTTAAAAAAGCATAACAATGGCAGAATGGAAAAAAGTAGTCGTTAGTGGTTCTCAAGCAGAACTAAACTCACTAACTCTAGATACAGCATTAACAGTTCCAAACGGAGGAACTGGTGCAACAACACTAACCGATGGTGGAGTACTTTTAGGTAGCGGTACTGGAGCAATTACTGCATTACCAAGACTTACAGCAGGTCAAGTAGTAGTTGGAAGCACAACAGGAGATCCAGTTAATGCAACACTTACCGAAGGTTCAAATATTACTATTAGAAGGCGACGGTACAATTACT